TACGATTTAGGTTACTGTACACTTACAAATTCTTATAAACTATGAATACTTCACCCGCATCTACTGCACCATCACCCCCCGCATCAGACTCAAATTCTTCTTTTGTTGATGATTGATTTACGTTTGGTTTATCAGACGTTAAATCGACCCATACAACACCGCCAGAATTTTTGACTTCTTTAACCATCTTTTTAGCTTGCTTCAATGTATTTGAATCATCAATTACAGCAAAATTTGCTGCGTCTTCTACTATATCTAAACTTTGTGCAAATTCTTTGAAAGATTTGAAAGTTCTCTTTTCAGTTTTCATACTTTCCCCTTTGGCCAATTTGGTAGCGACTGCATACATTACTTCTTTCCATTTATCGCCATACTTCTTTTTAAATTCTAATGTTTTCTTTTTTAACTTCAATACATATTTTTCTAACCTTTTCTTTTCATCAGATGTCAGCGTTCTTTCTTGGACTTGTTCTTTGACATTCATCCATTTTCGTACATCATTGTACAACTTTTCCTTATCTGAATCTGACATATTTGGTACTCCACTTTTAAAACTATCCAGATCACCATCTACTGCAGCCTTTCTCATTTTGGATGCTGACATGCCTTCTACACCCTGAGCATCTGGATCTCTTTCACCAGCAGAAACAATTTCTACTCCATCAGAAAATTCATAAAAACCATGTACTGCTTTCTTCCCATTATATTTATTCAAAAGTCTATCGAATTCTGAAATCCTATCCGAACCAACTACCATCATCACCTTATCATATCCAGCATCATATAATTTGGTCAACACATGAATTGCTGTCTTACACTTTTTATTAGATATGATATTCTTAGCATATTTGGGAAAGGCCTTTTTCATATATTTAAATTTCACTTCATGGGGTAAAGGATCTTTATCTGGACTTTGCGACCAACTAGGATAGATATAGAAATCAGCTTTATTCTGTTCGGCAACACTCTCAACTTTCTTGATCAATTTTTCATGACCTACAGTCGGCGGGTTGAATCTACCAAAAGAAAACACTACAGTTTTCATCTAAAAAACCTCTTTATTCTAGTTCTTAAAAAACCTATCATAAAAAATACGTCATACAAAACACACAAAAAACATTTAAAAAACCAAAGGCCTAATCTAGTTCGCAAAAGTACATAATCAATGAAACGCATTTATTTCATTTTCTCCAATGATTTCGTAACTCTTTCAATATTATCAACCAACCCAGACACACTTCTTGAAAATTTTTCTGCATATCGCTCTGGATTCCTTGCATTATCAAGAGCAATCTTTAATTCATCCAATGCAAAATTCAATACTTGTGATAATTCATCTGGTTCAGTATATTGTAATGCTGGCTCTCTTATTCCACGACTAGATCTAAATTGACTATCTCCGTATAATTCATTAAACGTCTTCATTGCAGTCTCCTATTTATCCCAATTTTTAATACCATTGAAATTGTTATATGAAAATTCTAAACGGTCAACAAGCTTCACTGCATCACCCTTGATAGTATCAATTGCAACATATCCCTCATCATTAACTACTTTGTAGCCACTATCTGTTCTTACAAACGTATTAGGAAACTTTTTAAAACCCTTATCTAATTTATTTATAATCATCATTTTTGCATCCACCAGATGATTATGTAATTCTAATGATGCCTCAACAACAGACATCCAACCTTTTACTTTCTTTACAAAATCTTCTTTTTCTTTGTTCTTTTTATCCTTACCAGCATCACTTTTCACTTTCGGTAAAATCTTAGTTTCATAATATTTTTCAATATAATCTGGATAGGCTCTTGCATGCGATCTTGTATTGGTTACTTTTTCACCAACTCGAATTTTGGAATTGTTATAGGTTTTAATAGACGCCCCAATTACACTGGAAGGTAAACTATTTTGGTGCTTCAAGAATGCATCCAAATCACCACTAACCACTTTACGAAATGACTTCCCTGCTTCCGACAAGGCCTTAGTAATCTCATTAGTTTCTGATTTGGTCATCGATACTGAGCCTGAATAATCTTCATAATTAACGTCTGAATACCATACTCTCGGCGTTTTCTTCAAATTAGATACATCTGCACCAAATGTGGCACCCATGCTTTCTAGTGAATCGCCAGTATAAGTAGTATGGAAAACAATTCCTATCTGTGCTGTTTTTATTTTATCGTCAAGAGCCGATCCTGTCGGAACAGCATATACGATTGTATTAGGTTGAAATATAGTATATTGCTTTCCATCTACTTTTACCGATGAAAGATCTTCTTTGGTAAACATCATGTCACCTTGTAAGACCCCATCAATACCAAGTGTTTGAAGTTCCTCGAATGCTATTTTTAGTTTGTTGGCTAGTCCACCTTTATAGCCTAACTTTTCGATGTCATCCATAGACTTAACTAACTTGGCATCTTTGTTAAAAACTCCCTTTGTGCCTACAAAAAACTTTCCATCAGATGGATCTGTACCTACGAATAACGCAGGAGCTCCATCAAATTTAACTGTAACTTTTACTCGACTGGCTGATTCACCAGATAACATATCCCTGAGAGACTGTAAGAAGTTAATTGCTTCCCTCGCACCATATATACCAAAGTTGAAAATTTCATCTTCAATATGCTCTAAGTGAAGATTCTTTTTCGGTACAGATTCTTCTTTGAGAAATTGTTTAAAGGTTAACATCTATCCACCTATTTTAAGATGTACTGAAGAAAAATCAGCCATTGACATACCATAGAAAAACATTTTCCTAGCAACTTCGTTAGCCCCATAATTCTTTTTACTTCTATGTAAAATAGCCCACCAGCCCCCAAAGGCTATATTCTGAAAAGTTGCACTAAGTCTAACATCCATTTTCTTTATTATTTGACTTGAACTACCTTTCATAGAACTATTAATATAATCATTCATTTTAGTCTCAAATTCACCAAAGTCCTGATCAAAAACCCCATATTCCTCTTTAAAGGGAGGTTTATAACCAGTTCTTGCAGAAACAGTACTTGAAACTATTGAACTAACTTTTAAAAACTTATACATTCTTTTAGCTAATTTAAATTTAGTCTTCCCAGCTGTAGTAAGAACATAATTTCCATTTTTATATTCTATATTTCCTGATCCTCTCATTTTCTTCACAGTTGAAGTAATGGCAGTTGTATTAGTAACATTATCAATATACTGTAAAAACACCTTTCCATGAGCTGCTTCAGAACCCTTTTTAACTACATTGCCGGTCATCAGTTCCCCAGCTTTACCTTGAAAAAGTCTATAATCTATGCTATATAAACTTTCTTTACCATTAGAGGAATCTATTAATTCTAAAGTCTGTTTTATTCCTTGAGTAAAAAGTTGCCCAAATTTTATTTCAAAACTTTCAACTTCTTTAAAACTTTTATCTTTGTCAACTTCTTTAACTGAACCACCTTTTTCAAATTTCTTTAATGATAATCCAATAACACCAGATTTATTTTCTAAATTTTTTTTCAAATAATTGTTCAATTCTGGCAACGAACCAAAATCTTTAGTTAATGCATCAGTATGATAAACAAACCAAACATCTGAAGCATTCCACTTATCAGCACTCCAATCAGTAGCATATTCCTCATTCTGGTATAATTTTTTAGCTTTAACATTTAAGGAAAACTTAGAACTATCTTTATGAAACTGTATAGGAACCGTAGTTCCTAATTTCTTTCTAATAGCTTCTACTCCATTTATAATCGACTGTTTCCACTCTAAACTTATAGCAACCGTATGTATTTCTTTAACTTTTTTCTCTGTATAGTTTATATTTCCATCATAAAACACCTTCCCACTACATTCATTTAACCAAGTTTTAATATTAAAAATATCATTCTCGTTCACATAACTTCCTGCTAGTGCAAATAGAAATCCCAATTCTTGATATTCTGTCCTCACAGACTGCTTTTGTAATCCAGCCAATATCAATGGATATTGTAAAACCTTTGAAGTTGGATACTTATCACTAACATCAAAATCAATAACAAAGGCTGGATAAGATGAACTTTCATTAGTATATGAAACCCCATTAACAGTAATCGTATCATTAATAGAAATGATTTTTGTCTTTGTAGGTAAAACTTTATCTAAAAAATCTTTCATTCTTTCAGAATTTTCTTCTAAAGAATCATTTAACCAACTTAAAGGTGCACCAATTCTTTTTGTGGCTATTTTGACAACATTTTTATTAAATTCAATTCCCAATATTTCACCTGCAGCATGAAGATAATCTTTAATTCCTCGCTCACGAGTAATTCTAGGAAACTCAGATATTTGAAGAACTTTTATCTGATCTGCTATCGAGACACTTTCATTTACCGATGCATCTTCATTCATAAATTCAGTCAAACCATAACTAATAGCCATCTCATTCCACTCCTTCAACCACTCACCATTAATAACTTTTAAATATTGTCTGAAATTTATCATCTGCAACCCCAAATAAAGAATTCCTAACTATTTATGGAACAATGATTTTTGACTCGGGCGTGATAATTGCATTGAACGTATCTTTATGCTTCTCTATTAGTTCAGCAACTGGATCTACAACCCACAAGACATGACTAGACTTCAACGTAAAAGTATTATCAGGTAGATCTGCATAGACCATAAAAGGTACGAATCCTATTGCAGTTTCAGTGGGAACAATTATCAAACCATTTTTAATATGCGTCATTTTCCGATGCTCTGATACCCTATATTCACAAAGTATTTCTTCACCTGTTTTCAATCTTACAATTTTCACTTCACTCATTCTAACATCTCCTTACCATAATTTTGCAACTAACATTAATAAAAATAAACCAATAACAATAGCAACTGAAAAACTAAAAATCCATTTACCAACCATAATAACCCCCTAATGTCCACCAATTGGTGTATTTAACCAATCCATAATTTTTTGCCAGAGCGTTTTAGGTTTGTCTTCTTCACCCTGCTCGACTACTTTTTTCTTTTTTTCAAACTTCAATTTCTTACCTGTCGTTATATCAACTTGACCTTTCATACTACCCCCTTAGTATACAATACAATAATATAGCACTTAAAAAAAGTATTGAACCTATCAAATCAGGAATAAAATTATCATTCATATCTTTCTCTACACTATATTAGACGTATTAAAACCAAAAAGGTTTAGGGCATTTGCCTTAAAAAGTGCCCAAAGTTGTAAATATCTTTTATTATTATTTTTATTGGTGGAAAATCTTCCCAATTGGGCTTCATTGCATCTATACCCCAAGCCGTTTCAAATCTCCACATTAACCATTGCTTCGGCGGTATAGGTAGAAACGGGAACCTATGCCACCAACCCTTCCTTCTAACTCTCCAACCATACTTCAATAGAGTTAGTATTATCATTCTTCTTCACCCCAATTCCATTTTTCATCTTCCATCAACTCCAAATTTGGAGCTGGCTTACAACAGCTTGGACATACCCAATGTAATCTTACAATATCCTCTGCTTCATATATCCTTCTTAATACTCGCGAGTATCTTGGAAATTTTACTGTAATAATCATAGAACAAAAATTACAATAAAACCTATAGGGTTTCCCATTGCCTTGATATACGCACCACATACTATGTAAACAATTATTTTCATAATGTATACTAGAATCATCAGGTATAGTAAATACAGATTTAACTTTATATTCTTTCACTGCTTCAATTTTTCTTCTAATGTTTGTATCATTTTTTCCATATGCTTTCGATGGACTTCCATTTTATCGTCTTGTAATTGATTATATTCATCAATACGAGCAATTGTTTCATCCTGTTGGACATCACGAACTCTATTTTCTGCAATCATTTCATCTTGTTCTTCAGTCAATTTCAACAACTCTCTAAGCTGTCTTGCCTGTTCTTGTTCACTATCATAGTGAATTTTATCACTCACAATCTTCTCTAATTTCACATTGTGAATTTCCCCGTTGGGTACAAATCTCCAAATCATCCCGCGACCATTAACAATTCCAAATATAGTTTGAGTTGTACCTATATTAACAATAGTTGCCGGCTCATCATCCAAATAAACAAGATCCCCTTCTTGGAAGTGCGGATCCCATTTAAATGCAAGACCCTGTGCAAGTTGTGATGCAAAATCTTTAAACCATAAAAATAAAACTACAGAAATTAAAACTGCTATCCATGGCAATACCAAATCTGTTACCTCTGGGATCATTTGACTTAATTCGTTTATACCAATCGCTTCATCCATAAATATATCCTATTATTTAGTTTTTTCTTTCTTCTCTTTCCTTGAATATTCTCTCATTTTCCAATTCCATCGTTTTTTCGATATTTCTTTTTTAGGTTCAACTATAATAAGTTCTATAGACTCGCCTGGTTCAATCTCAACTTTGGTATTGGTAGCACATCCACAGAACATCAAAACAAAAATAAATATAAATGTTTTTACCTTCATCTTTTTACCTCACCCCATGTTGTTGTCAGTTTAAGTTTAGGTTCTACTTTTAACCCAATTCCACCATAATACCTCGTTACTTCATGCGGAGTTAATGCTCTATTAT